TATAACTTTGTCTCCACTTCTTGGCGATGTATATTGTTGGCTAGAATAAGTCCAATTAGAACTAACTGGAAGTAAAAAACTTTCTACTCTAGGAAATAATCTTTCGCTACTTCTAAACTCACCTTGCGTAGGTCCAACTTCTTCTAAATCTCTTGGAACCTTGTTTATGTTATCTCCAAAAAGTACTATATGAGCAGTTTTCTTATACTCTCCTACAGGGTAATTTGTGTTCTTGATATTTCCATACTCTTGTTGGGTTGTTGTTGAATCGTTTGGTCCAGTATCTTCAGTGGTTTGACTTACAATTAAAGGAGCATTGTTGTCTATACCTTCAACACCACTCGTCTGATTACATGGGTAACCAGCTAAAGAACCTGGTAAATAAACATTGTAGTATTCTTGTTGTTGTTGTTTAACAACCATTTTATAGCTATACCATCCTAGGGGATTATCTGCTGGTGTTATTGCAGCACCTGATATTGGCTTTCCAACATAAAAGTCACATGGTGGTAGTGCTGGCACCGCATTCCAGTCTACCTGCCATAACATGCCGTTTTCCCAGCCATCAGAGCTATTGTTTACAAAAGATTGTATTATATTTCCAGTGTTGCAATCTATTTCTATAAATATATTAGCAGTTGGAACAGGCGCTCCAGGAAGAGATAATACATTAGCTACGACTGGAAGATTAAATTGACAAGAAGTCGCACATGCGGGATTTGGGGGTAATGGATTTTCTTTAGAAATTAAAACATCACTTAAAGTACCATCATTTACAGAATAAACTCCAGGGTAACCAGCGCTATCAGGAAGTTGTGGTATCACTTGATTAAAAGTAATATACATCATATCTCCTGCCCAAGTTGTAGGATCAATTCCTAGAGTATTGGTTTTATCTAATATTATAGGATCCTCTGTGTTTTTATAGTCATGGAATATAGTAGATCCTTTTAAGTTTTCACTAATACTATTTTCACGTACGTTTGATAGTATAACATTAGATGGTCTACCATATCTATCTGATAAAACTAAACCAACTTGATAAGTTCTATTCTGTTTAAGCGTGTGATTTTGATATTCTTTACGAACATAATTATCTGAGTTTAACCTAACTGCTCCCGAATTAGCTGTGGTCGGTAGTGGTCTTTTTTCAGAAATTTGCAATACATAGTTTAAATTAGTTGGAGAACTATGTTTGTCTATAAAATTTCCATATATAATTCTATTTCCAGAAACTGATTGTGCCTGTGCTTTTATAGGAACAGCATCAAATACTCTAGTAGTATCCGCCGCAGGTAATGTTTTCCAAGCTTTTCTACTTTGATAGTCGTAAAATAATACTTCACCGCCAGAATTAGAGCTTAAATTAGCAAAGTCTTTAGCTGGTATAGTCTCTATTATGCTAATTTGATTTGACTCAGCAGCTTTGTATAAAATATCTAGAGATTTAACATGTAGTTCTGATCTTACATCTTGCCATAATATTTTATCACTTAAATTACCTCTAGTTGGAGCTAATAAACCTATTTTAATTGAATTTATTTTATTCTCCATAAAACTAACAACAGTAGTATCAAAAGCAGCGCTTTCATCCCCTACTAAAGTAGCTTTTAATGCGTCTTCTTCAGGATCTGCATCTTGAACATTAGCATCATAACCTATGAAGTATCCATCTTGCTTAGGTACAAAAGCTAATTGAGTAAAAGGAGCTATTAAAGAGTTTTCATTACTATCGAATGTAAACCTATAACTAAATCTAGCAAACTTATCTTGCAGAAAGTCTGGATCACCTGGCCAGTTAACATCATAATCTGGATTAGGAAAATGAAAATATAATATATTACCTAATTCCAATGATGCTAAAAAATCTGAAACAGGAGCTCCATCAACATTAAATGTTATATAAGTTATAGGTCCTAAAGCATTAGCTCCTGGAACTCCAACTGTATCTACAGTTACAGTAAAACCAACATTTGCTCCTGTCACTAATGAACCATCTTTTAAAACAGTACCTGGTGATTCGGGTTTTATATTTGTGAAATTACCTTGAAGGCCTACGCGGAAAAGAGTAGGTCCATTATCTATAGCGATTATTTTTGCAGCTGTATTAGCTGGAAGATGTTTACTAACTACATCTTTCATTGTAGATTGATAATAGTCAGGAAAGTTTTCAAACTCTAGTAGAAGAGGTGAAGAGTAAGGATAATACTTAGCTACACTAACTTTGTCTTCGTTATTGTAATAGTCATTTTGAGCTAAGTTTAAATCTATTTTTCTTGGTTGATTTCTATTATCTGTCCAGAATAAAAGATTTTCTATAAGATTAACACCTGTTATTAATGATGTTTTAGATAAGTTTAAGAAACTACCACTTACTAATACTTTACCTTCATTAGTATTTGCATTATAAGATAGTATATAGTTATAAACTCCACCTGCAGAAATAGCAGAGTTTGATTGATCAAAACTAGAATCAGTGTAGTTAGTTACAAATAAGTATATAGTGTTTAAATTATCATCAAATAACGATCCTATAGCTGTTAAGTTGTTTCCTACTACTCCAACATCTCCAACCCAGTCTACAACTTCAGTATTACCTAATATGTTTTCTAATGCTCCTACGTCTTCTCCTTCTGATTTACTTATTTGAACGTTTAAAGCATCTCTATATTGACCATTGGGTAATATTCTTCCATCTTTGTCCTTATTCATTTTAGACTGAAGGAAAGTATTTTTAATTTCTGCCATTTAATTTAGTGTTTAATCCATTTAGACTTACCTCTCATTACCTGAACAAATTCAGAAGGTTTAATATTAGATAATCTTATTTTAGCATTTCTTAATTGAGCTCTTCTTTCTTTCTTATATCTATTTATTATATACTCAGGAACATTAGTTCTACTTGCTAAAACACTATAAGCTATATGCATGTATAGAGCTTCTTCTGCCATCTTAGGGACTTTAGTGTCTTCATCGTAAGCTAAACCATCAGATATGTATTCTAGTAGTATTAAACGATCTTTTAAATTACTACTAAAAGAAAATTTACCTTCTCTTTTGTTTATTGTAAACCAACCATTTCCCTGAGCCGTTTCTGGATCTAATCCATATCGTTGACCAAGTAATCCCCACAACCTCATATCTTGAACTGAATTACCTATTCCAGTTTCAAAAACTGGAGTTACAGTAGGTTGATTAAAAGGAGGTATGTTTTCCCATCTTTCTTCAGTTAGTGATGTACTTTCTAAATTCTCACCATTGTTATCTTGAGTAGGTATACCATACCCTGAGCTAGGAAAATTAAAACCAAAATGATTACTAGTAATATTATTGTCTTGTATAGGCGTTTCTGTAGGGTTGCTAGTTAAAGTTGTAGGATATATAGGATGTTTTATACCTTGATTATCTACAAAAGACAAACCAACGTAATTAACATAATCTTGTGGTATTATAACAGACAAGCTAGGTGGTATTGTAAGTTCTTGAGATTTAACGCTTCTTAAAGTATCATAACTAAATTCTTGCAAACCTCTTTTAGCATAAAACAATACATCAGATCTTTTTGCTCTAGATATTAATTTATCTCTACCAACATAACCTATCATGAAATTATTAACAATTTCAAATATTGAAATATATTGGTAATCACCATAATTAGGAGCACCGTCAACAAGATCAGACTTTAATTTAACTCGAACGTAATACCCATCTTCTACTGCATCAGGATTTGTAAACGTTAAAATACTATACGGCTCGATGTTAGAAAACTTTGATATTGAAAAACCTCCACCAGTGCCTGCTGGTCCAGAAGCCGTGCCACCAGCTGTTCCATTCCAAAGAGTATAAGGCGCTAAACCGTTTGGGCTAGTTTCTATTATAAAATTGTTTAGATCAAATTGATAATCTGCAGGGTTCCAGGATGTATTAGATTCTAAGTTTAAAACTTCGTCAAAAGTATAAACCATATTATCCATTACACCAGAAGTATAACTAACAATATTATTTTGAGTTCCTACATAATACTGCTCGTTTGTTTCGTTTATTAAACCACCATTAGGAGAATTTGCCATATCTTATTAACTTTTTTGATTTACTTCAGTAGCTTGAACTTGTGAAGCTGCTGCTTGCACTATTTGAGGATCTCTTATTACAACTCCAGAGTATGCTAGTATTCTTAATATTAATTCAGGTTGATCAGTGTCATCGATTTCAAAATCTTGAGATCCTGAAGAAGGAGTAACGCCTGGACCTGATCCTTTGCTATATATGTATTCTCCTAAATTACCAGTTGTAAAAGCCCAAACAACATTTTTTGGTTTTCTAACATATGATAATCCAACTTCAGTTGTTATAGTTTTAGGATAAACATTTATTTTTATACAATCTTCGCATAATACAGTAACTTGAGAAGTTATAGGATCTATATCTTGAATATTTTGATTTTCTTCTTGAGTAAATACTGGATAGTTAGTAGTTGGTCGGGTTAATTTAGACATGTTTAACCTAAGAAGTTCGCCTCTATTTGTTCTTTGAAGTTCTTGTTCTTCCTTGTACATTATAGTTCCTATTCTATGAACATCATCTGGGAGATAGAAAAACGGATTAGATATAGGTTGTCCGTTTTCATCTGTAGTTCTATAAGAAGCATTGCCTTCCATTCTTAGCATTGAAATAGCTTCTTCAATATGATCTACTCTATCAGAATATTCATCTTCTTGGCCAGGTACTCTTAGTTGTTGAGTTAAGCTTTCAAAATATCCTTCAAAAATTTCTTGTTGTGCTTGAGTGGCTATTTTATTAAACTCATTAGGTGTTATGTAACCTCTTTGCTCTTTATTAATAATTAATAAGACTGTTTGGTATACTGTATTTACATTTATAGCCATTTTAATATTTTTGTTTTATAAAAAAGAAAGGCGGCGATTTGCCGCCTAACTATTATTATTACAGGTTAAAACTTAATTTAACTTCTTTTGTATTGATTTGTAAACTTCAACCCCTTCGTCTGTTTTTAACCACACAGCAAAAGCTGAATATGGATTTTCTTCAAAAGGAACTGTCATTAACTTTTTACCATTGCTAGCCCAAGCGAAAGTTCTCTGATCACTAGATAATTTAATAATCTGAGCTTCATTAGCTTTTATAGCAAAGTTTCTAAGTTCTACATTATCATCACTAGCTAACTCTAAGAATAGTATTGGATTTCTCTTAGAAAATATAAGTAAATCTCTTCTAATCTCCTTAGAACTCATCTTAGACACTTTAGAACCTTGCTCAACTCTTAATATAGCTTCACAATGCTCTACGTCTAAACTTCTAGCTAAAGATACAGCTTCAAACTCTGCTTCAATCCAGTCTATTTCACTTTCCGCGTTTTGAACTCTATCAAGTTCAGCAAACTTCTTGTTGATGTCTGGGTGATACAAAGACATAAGTTTCTGTAAATTTTGTTTTTCTTTAGGTACAAATAAAACCCCATCTTTAAACACCACATGCTCTAATGTTGCCATTCCTTGCTGTTCATCAGTAAATACAGATTTTTGATTACTAGCATATCTAAGTTCTCTTTGATATCCTTTTTCTTCATCAAAATGCATTAACGGAAAACGTCTAGTATGTTTAGAACGTAGTGTGTATGTTAATGGTGATTTATCATTTAAAAGATAGTAATTTCTATCTTTCATTTCCCATGTTTTTTCTTTTGTTGACATAATATAATATAATATAATTTGTTTTTTTTTATTTAAGCCTCGGCCTCGTTACTGTATTCTTCTTGCCATGCTTGCTCCTGCTCTTCTCTATAATTAAAAAGCATATTTTTTCCATCTTCCAATAAACTAGCAAGACCGCCGGCGTTGTAAGCATATTCTGATGTAAAATCACTAATGTCTATTGGCCAAAATGATATAAAACTTCCATCAGGAGCTTGAAATTGCTTAGCAGTGTTATTACCATCTCTAGAAATTACACCTAATCCCTCTGCTCGATACAAGTTTTGCATTGATCCTTTTTCATTATCTGCAAAAGGATTATAAAACTCACCATTCGTTGTTTTAAACCAGTTTCCTGATAGAGTTACGTATTTATCAAGAACAGTCGGGTAATAATCTATTTTATAACTGAAATCAATAATCTCACTTTCATCTGAAGCTATCGCTTTAGATAAACTTTCAGTTATTGTTGCTGCAGCTTTAGTATAGATACTGTGCGCTACATTTTGCCCTGTAACTTCATAAGGTTCCATTAATTGGTCGACATATTTTCCCAATGCAGGATCAGAGTTTTGCATTACTTTAGTAAATTCACCTCTAAGTTGAAACGACTGGCTTATTAAGGCGGAAGCAACGCATACTCTGTAACTAATACCTGTGCCATTGTCTTTTGGAGAAGCTAATGCAATAACTGCGCCTTCTCTTCCAAGATACACACATGTCGCTTCCATAAAAGGATTTCCATAAGGTATATACACTCTATTATCTGCCACAAACTCAGTAACTGGATTCCTTAAAGCAGGACCTCCTTTAATACCGAACGGTGGTTGAGCTACCTTATAACTTATTGTTTTTTTCATAATTTTTATTTTAAAAACAGCCTCTGCTTTAAAACAAAGGCTGTATGTTTATTAAGGTATATAGATTAATTTGGCCCAGATTGCTCTAAAAACTTATATATATGTTTTTTAGAGATAGTCTCAGCTGTTACACCAATATTAGCAAATGTGGTAGCTAGTAATGATTTCATCCTTTCGGCCTTCCAAATTTCCGACGTCTCTGAACAACATTCTGAACTATCGCATACTATAGGTGCTAATATAACATTTCCATTAGCATCTGTGATAGCTGGCCATGTATATGTTGACCCGTTGTTTACCTCTTCATCACATTGTGTGGCGTTAGCGGCGGTCTCATCTTCAACAACTTGTTCTATTTGCTGGATCTCCGCAACAGCGTCTTTATATTCTGGTTCACTCAATGAAGCTGCGGCTTCACTCCAAGAATATATCAAACTAAAATCAACTATTGCTGTGTCTGATAAACCTAGTGTTGAAACAACTCTAGCCATAGATTTAGACCCATCAATTGATAAGTATGGTATATATTCTCCACTCATATTTGGTCCCAAATCAGGATATCCTGTTTCATTAGGGAATACAGAAATAAATCTATAAGCCATTTCAATTGCAGAATTCCAGTTTTGTAAATCTGGGGCTTGGGGATCTACTCTATAATTATCAATACTATACGGTTGACCACCCCATTCAAATTGGACTTTTTGTGGATCATATTGAAAGTTAGTTGGTAAATCATTATTAGGAGACGAAATGAAATAAGACGCGTCCGTTACTGCTATTTTTACTTTTATACTTGACATAATTTATGTTTTAAAAGATTAATAAATTACGCTACAAATAATACAAAGTTATTAGCAGCTTGTACACATAGACATCTTTCAGAAAGATAATGAACTTCCATAGCATCAAGAGATGAAGTATAAGCTCCACCTACTGAACCAGTAATCCATGATTTCATTCTTCTATCGTCTGTTTCAGAAGCTCTGTATCTTACGTGTAAGAATGGACGTCTGATGTTTGATCCTAACATTTGATCATATACCGTTGAAGTTCCAGCAGGAATTAACACACCTTTGATGTCGTTAACCATTCCCCTTGTAGAAGCATCATTTAGATATTTCCAGTCAGTTTTGTAGAAGTCATAAGAACCTCTTCTAAAACCAGAGAAACCAAAGTTAAGTGCCATTTCTGATTCATTATCAAATAAACCATAAGAAGCAGCGCTTGTGTTATTGTATCCACCACCAGCTTGAGCAGCGATCATATCATCAAAGTCTAAAGCTGTAGCTCTATCTAAAAATAACATGTTTTCTTCAATAGCGCCTTGTAAATCTAGTTGTGCAAGAATTTGATCGAAATCACCTAAAGCACCAGCACCAGGATTAGCAGCACCAGAAAAACCAGCGTATACATTGCCTCTCTCTTCTAAAGCAGCAAACATACCTTGTGTACCTGTTCCGTTAGTTCCACCAACTAAACCAGCAACACCAGAACCAGCAGCAGCTAATTCTCCTTCAACCATCGCCATTTCAAGATAATCTTCATATCTTAATCTAGTTTCTGATTCAGCTTTCATATACCATAAGAATCCAGATGTTCCGTCTTCAGTAGCAACTTCAACCCAACCAATTTGAGCAGTATCAGAACCATTAACTAAGTATTTATCTTTAATGATAGTTGGTTTGTTTTGGAATTGAGTAAATGACGGAGTCACAGAACCTTCCATTCCTAATGTTCCTTTTGCAAAATCAGAACCATAAACAAACACTTTTAAGTCAGCATTTGATAAAGCAGCAAAATCAGCAGCAGTGTAACAAACAGCTGTAAAGTCTAAGTTGTTAGGTTGTCCAGGGTTTGGAGCTACAGTAATTAAACCTTTTAACGTTAGTCCAGTAGCTGGATCAAACACTACAATGTTTTGATTAACTCTAACAGCAACCTCATTACCACCAGGTACAATAACTGAAAATACAGTTTCACCACCAGCAGCAGGAGCTCCTTTTGATACATTGTCATAACCAATGTGTAATCTATTTTGTTCAGACCAAATTACTTGATCAGATGTCATTGGCATTTCAGCGCCAACCATTCTTAAGAATCCTGATAACGTTCTGTTACCAAATCTCTCTACTTCCTGTTCGTATAATTCAGGTAAGTACTGTTGTGCAAAGCTACTAAAGTCAGCAGCATTTGGATCAGTCCACTGTAAGTAGTTGCTTGACAGCACTGATTGATCTTGTGTTGGTGTTAACCCAGCGTTTTGCACTGTAAAATTTCCTAAAGCCATAATTTTTGGTTTTAATTTTTATTTTTTATTGATTTTTAATTTAGAACTATTTACACCACTTACAGCTTTTATTTTCAACCCATTCAGGTATACTGAATCATTTGGCTGAGAAACTCTAGCTGAATTACTTATGTTTTTAGAGTTAGCAGAAACGTTTTTAACAGCATCTGCCTTGCCTTGCTCATAAAAGTGACTAGCAATAGTATCTATGTTTTTTGCAGCGAACAAAGATTTATGATATTTGTTTAAGTCTTTTACACTTCCATCTTCATTAAGGAACATCCCTAAGAAGTTTGAAATATCTGATTGACTATTTAACACCTCATCTGTATTATTAACATTATATCTAACCTTTTTTTCTCCTAAATCAAAATCAAAACCTTTGAAATCTTCTTTAAAGAACTTGTTAGTATCATTAATAAACTCTTGACGAGTTTTTTTAACTCTATCTTGTTCGTTATTATATCTATTGAAAAAGTCCATTGCTTTTTGTTGTTCTTGAGTAACGCCCGGTCTCAACTTGATCTCGTCGTAATATTTGTTTTTTGTTTCCTCAAGAAAACTTTTAGCTTTGGCTACTTCTTCTTTTATACCTAGCTTGCGCTTACGTATAGTCTTTTCGTCATCTTCTTCTTCATTATATGCGAATTCATCATTTAATAAAAATTCGATTTCTTCGGCATCTAAATGAGGTTTTGATGTTTTATAAAATTCTTTTAATAAAGTGACATCGTCGACATCTTCGTAATTTCTATTTAATCTTACATAGTCTTCAACATTGCCACCAGTCTCCTCCATAAAAGAAACTAGTTTTTCTATATTCTCCGGCAATTGCTTACCTAAAACTTTTTCGTCTCTTACAGCTTCTTTAAGTTCATTTTCAACATTTTTTACTTCAGCCTTTGTCTCTTCAGTTGTTATCTCTGATATTGGCGTTTCAATTACTTCTTCTTTTGTCTTGGGTTCCGATTGCTGTAACTCCCGTACTTCGTCTTCCACTCTTTCCACGTTTGATATAGATTGTTTTTCATCCACGTTTCCTGTTTGTAGCTTTGGAATGGCATCTTCTTTTGTTTTTTCTTCAGCAACTTTTTTAAAATCTATTTTAGGGTTGTCTGATTTTTTATTACTATATTTTTTAGGTTTTTTCTTTATCTTAAAATCCCCTTCTTGTTTTACTTCTTCGTTTTTGTTTTCCATGATATGATATTATATAATTACTTTGGCAATTCAAAGTTAGTTGGCAGCGTGTCCTTCTGCCTTTGTTGTATCATTTGACTTTGTTGAGTCGCCTGCATTTGTGTTCGTTTGTCTTTTCTATCTTCTATTTCTGCTTCTTTTGACTGCATAGAGCTAATCTCCATTTGCTTTAACTGTTGATCAAAACCAAACTGTAGTTCAGCTAATTGCTTTTGTATTTCTCCTTGAGTTTGAATTTTTTGAATATCAAATTGAGATTTACCTTGTTCTATTTGCAATGTTGTCTCGGCAATAGCTTGTTGCTTTTGCACTTCTGCAGCTGCTGTTCTTTCAGCTGTTTCAGCTTGAGCGTTAGCTTGAATTTGAACCATTTTTTCTTGTTGTTGTTGATCGCTCAATCTTTTCTGCTCTTCTTTAAGTTTTAAAAGTTTATTAGCTAACTTAAGATTTTTTATCTCTCTAATATCTACTGCGTCAGGAAGAGTTATAGATTGCTGTTGAAGAGCCATTTGAATATTCTGCTCTAGCATTGCTTTTTCTTCTTCGTCAGGTTCTATTTCTAAATAAATACCAAAGTCGTATAAGTGTATGTTATTAACCTCTTCTAAAGTTTTAACGTTATAAAGACTTATACTATCTATTAAACTTTCTCTTAATAAATCAAACTCAAGACTATCTGAAACTCTTAGCGATATGTTTTCACAAGCTCTTAAAACTAAAAACAAACTAGCGTTTAATATATGTTTAGTAGCTGTATTAGAATTAGCTGCGGCTAATTTTTGCAATCCAACTAATGAATCTTTATTAGGTTGACTACCGTCTCTAGCTTCATTAAGTCCTGTAACATCTCTTATCATTTGCAGATAATATTGATATGTTTGGATTAGTGATTGAATTTTTTGTTGACCACTAGAGCTAGCTAGTTCTTGTATAGGTATTTTTCCTTGGTTGTAGTCACCATCTTGAGTCATTGATCTACCTACAATACTACCAGTTTGAAAATACATATTTAAAGCCTCTTGAGGATTGTAGCTTGTTCCATTACCTAGGTCGACTTCTGCTAAACCATCTACATCCATAAACACCCCGTCTGGAACTGTTCTAGATAAAACTTGTTGTAATTTTAATGAAGTTAACTGAATCATATCAGCAAATCCCATCATTCTTTCAACTAAAGATTCTATTCTTCCTTTATAAATGCTTGGTGCGACTATCTGATAATTCATGTTCACTTTAGAAGTGTTGGAAAATGGTCTTGTCATATTCTCAGCGACTTCCCACTCTAATAATATAGGGTGGCCTAATATTTTAGCTCCACTGTATAAAACCTCAATAGATCTTGACACTCTATCATACTTATCACTAGGTGGTGGATTAAAAAAGTCTTGTTTTTCTATAGCTTTTTCTAAACCTTGATCAGTATATTTTATTTTATAAACTTGGTCAGCAAAGGTTTTGTATTCAAAAAACATAACTTGCACAGTATTGTTATTATTCTGACCTTCCCAGTTTCTTGTGTAATTAGTATTACCTGGGTATTTTTGAATCTCTTCTAATTCTTTTGCTGTAATGTTTGGGTATAATTTCTTTAACTCTGGAACGCTTAAAGATTTGACTTCTCCAACATAGTATATATCTTCAAAATTAGGATCTTCTGTGTATGACCAAACTAGATTAGCTGGATCTACATATTCTACAGTTATACCTTCAGCTTTATTCCAACTTGTTTTTACAGCTCCAATACCTAAGACAACTAAATCTTTATTAAACCTGTTTCTAACTAAATCAAACTTATTCTTAGCTAAAGTGTTTTCTATTAATTCTTCTTCTGCTATTTCTATTGCTTGTTTATAATCAAGCTGCATGTGAATTTCTAATTCCTCTTCAGTTTGTGGAGCTCCTACAGGCGCTTCACTAATGTCTATTCCTAATTTATCTCTAACAGTATTGATAAACTCTCTAGTCTTTATATCTCTTAGTATTTTCTCACCGTATTCAGTCCTAGTTTTTTGAGAAGCCGGATCTTGAGAATATGCTTTTATATCATACATCTTATCAGACATACCATTAACAACTATATCTACAAACTTAGGAATTATTGGAACTGGTTTCCAGTCTAGATTTAAGTAAGATAAATCTCCATTTATAGATAATTCATCTTTATACTTTTGAATTGATTGTTCTCCTCTAGAGTATAGTCTTCGTTGGTGAAATATATTATAGTTAAAAGCATATCTATTACCTCCAACGCCTTGTCTAAACCATTCTCCTTCTATAGCTTGAGCAACTTGTAGTCCATAATCTATAGACATTTTAGTCTCTTGAGGAACTACCTGATCGGGAAAAGAACTTCTATTATTGGTGTAAATCATTTATCTATTAGTTTTGAAAGAATACCATCGTTGTTATACATTTTAATTCCTAAATTAATACTTTTAGTTTGCCTGTTAGCTGTTGGTTTATATTTATTTTTGTTACAAGCCATTATAGCTAAGCCAGAACTTATAGAAGCATCATGTTGGGTTCTATTGTTTATATTAAACTTAGCCCAATCTTCTAGTGTTTTCTGATGATACATGTCTCCATAGTTGTTATTGTAGAAACCAACATATGAATCTATATAGGCTTCTATTGCAGCAGCGTGAGCTTGCTTAATATCTTCGCTTGAGTTAGGTATTCCACCAATTTCTTTTTCTGTAACAGAAAGTTTATTCCAAACCTTATCTGGTCTATTTATACTAAAACCTCTATATCCTCTTCTTTTAAAATAGTAAAGTAATCTAGGTTTATTATTTTCACATAGTATAGGCATACCATAAAAAACACAAGCCATTAAGACGTCTTCAAAAAATGTTTCTGCAGTCTGTGGTCTTGATATATATTCTAAAAAGAAATGATTAGGTGGAGCGTCTTCCATACTGAATTTAGTAAGGCCATGTAAAGCTCCATTTGAACCTCTTCCATCTACTGTTCCTGATATGTCATAACTATCACATCCAAAAGCTCCAACGTGTTCATTGCCAGCATATTTGATGCCATTTCTTAATATCACTTGATTTTGAAGATTTTTAGGTGGTATCCAACTAATATTAAATCTACCATCGGGATTAGGCATAAAGACAACTGAAGTATCTTTCACACCATTAATCCACTGAAAGCTACCTCTTGTCACATTAGCCTTATTGTTTAACTCTTCGTTGTAATCTATTTGTTGATATATTTTAGTAAGGTTAAATAAACTAGACTTAGTCTCATCTCTAAATGCATGCTTTTCAGTTCTTGGAAATTGTCTATAGTATTCGTTTAGACTATCTTGATCTGACTTTAAACCATCTACTTCATTTTCCCAATGCTCTATAACTCCTGTGTCAATTGCAATACCATCAAT